ACAAGGAATTGTTAGGAAATGCTTATTGGTATAAGGCGAGAGGCGTAAAGAGTAAGAAGGTTTTAGAATTATATTCATTAAGACCGGATTGGATAACTATACAAACTAATGGGGAGGGGAAAATAACAAATTATAAATATCGTTTAGCTAACGGACAAACAGCAGATTTTAGTCCGGAGGATATAATACATTTCAAGCAACTAAATCCACAAAGCTCTTTGTATGGCTCTCCAACAGTTAAATCAGCGATGGCTACTGTGGAGAGTTCTGTTTATTCTACGCGTTGGAATAGAAATTTCTTTAAGAATCAAGCTATTCCGGCTACTTTGGTTATTACCAAGACGAAGATGACAACTCAAGGGAAGCAAGAGTTTAGAAAGAGATGGGAGGACAAGTATCAAGGAACAGCAAACGCACATAAGCTAGGATTCTTAGATGGAGAAGTTGAGATTAGAAACTTGATGGCTTCTGTGAAGGATATGGACTTTCCTAATCTTACGAAGTCAACAAGAGAAGATGTCTTATTGTCTTTCGGTGTTCCTAAGGCAATTTTAGGGATTGAGGGAATGAATCGAGCAGAAGCAGAAGCACTTATCTATACTTTCTTGTCAGAAACGATTGAGCCGAAGATTCGAGATATGGTGGAATCATTAAATATGTTTTTAGTGCCGGAGTTTGGCTCTGACTTGTATCTTGATTTTGTAGACCCAACACCGGAGAATAGAGATGGAACGACAAAGGAATATGAATCAGCGCTGAAGAATAATTGGTTGCTTATCAATGAGGTAAGGGATAAAGAAGGATTGCCACCTATTGATGGAGGGTGGGATTTTTATTTGCCAATTTCAATGATTCCAGCTGGTAGCAAGAAGGAAGAAGTGAAGATGATTAAGATGGGAGGAACAACAAAGAAGAAATATGATGAAGCTAAGTTAAAGAAAAACCAAGACAGATTGAAAGAGAAGGTTTTAACTGGGAAAAGAGCATTGAAATTAAAGATGGAACTGAAAGATGTTTTGATTAAGTCGGTAAAGGAAAGAACGCCACAACCAATGTCAAAGAAACAGAAGCTGAAGTGGTGGGAAGAACATAATGCTGTTCTCCAAAGCGATATAAATCTTTTTAGGGTTTTTACGAGAGGATTGTTAAAGAATCAAGAAACTCGTATTAAGGAAGGAGTGGAATCTATAATTGAAAGTAGAAACATTAAGAAAGTCCCTAATCTTGTTAACTGGGATATTGAAAATAGAATCTTCTTTGAGATGTCCGTTCCTGTCTTTACTGATATAACTAAAAGACGAGGGAAAAGAGCTGCTGATTTAATTGGGACAAGGTTTGAATTAACAGAAGGAGTAGTTAAAGAGATAAATAAGAAAGCGATGGTGTTTGCCGAAGAAGTAAACAGCACAACCAAGAAGAAATTACGGAAAGCTTTAGGAGAGGGAGTTTCTGCTGGAGAAGGAATCCCCCAGTTATCAGATAGGGTTGAAGATGTCTTTAAGGATAGGACAAAGTATGAATCCGAGAGAATTGCGAGGACAGAAGTTTCTTCTGTTTCTAATTCAGCAGAAGTAGAAGCGTATAAACAAAGCGGAGTGATCGAAAAGAAAGAATGGCTTGCCGAACCTGACGCTTGTGAGATTTGTGCCGCTTTAAGTGGAGAAATTGTGAAAGTGAATAAAACATTTAGCGATGGCTTAAGCGCACCACCAGCGCACCCTAACTGTCGTTGCGCAATTCTACCTGTAATAGAAATTTGACAGGATAGAAGATTCGTGGTAATTAGTAATTAACTAAATATGATAAAAAAGTTTTTAGACGCAAAGACAAAGACAGCGGAAAAAGATGGCTCTTTTGAGATTATCGCCTCAATGGGAAAGAGAGATAGAATGGGCGACTTAATTGACCCAAAGGGTTGGTATCTAAAAAACTATAAAAAGAATCCGGTTATTTTGTGGTCGCACAGCACCGGAGGTTTTGGTTCTATGGCAATTCCGCCAGTAGGGAAAGCGACAAAGACTTGGATTGATAATGATAAGGAGTTGAGAATGAAAGGGCAATTTGCGGAAACTCCTTTTGCTCAAGAGCTGAAAACATTAGTCAATGGAGGATTCTTAAATGCAGTTAGCGTTGGTTTCCTTCCATTAGTTGAAGATATAAAAGGAACGATTGATATTGAGGAGAAAATGTATCGAAGGGTCAACGAGGTAGAAATGAAAGCTTATTCCGAAGATGGCTCTGTTGAAATCAACGAGAAGATTTATGGAAAGGGCGGAGAAGTCTTTAGCAAGCAAGAATTGTTAGAAGTTTCTTGGGTCAGCGTTCCAGCTTTACCGCAAGCGTTGGTTACAGCGAAGGAAATGAATTTGGGATTGGTTACGAAAGCTATGGAGCAAGAGATAGAGTTTGAAACAGAATGGGAGAAAAAAGAAGGAGAGCAAGTATGGGAAAAAAGAGAAGAAGCGGACAAAGAGATGGAAGAAGAAAAAGATGTAAGAGTGGAAGATCCTGACGAAGAAAAAGAGAAAGAAGAAGTTGTGGAGGATAAAGAAGAATCCAAATCATTTGAAGAAAGATTGTCAGAGGCGGAGAAAGTTATTAACGAACTAAGGGAGGCTAAAATCCCCGAAAGCGTTACTTCGTCTAAAGATGAAACCAAAGGTCGCAAGGCACTTATCAAAAAGAAAAGCAAGAAATCCGATATGGAACGATTGCTGATTATGGTTGATAAGGTGTTTGAAACATTATTAAGAAAATTAAGGCAAAATGATTGAAGAAGAAGAAAAAGAAGAAGAAGAAGTAGAAGGAGAAGAAGAAGAAGAAGAAGCTGACACAGAGAAAAGACTTAATAAAGTTGTTGACAAAAATGTCGATAAAATTATTAGTGCGCTTCAAGAAAAAGCCGAAGTTAAAGTTCTTGGTAAGAATGACGCCACCCCAACCGAATCTATAATGGAGGTTGACCCATTCCGAAGAAAGAATCACCCATTTGTGAAACTTTCTGACAGTATGGAGAAATTCCTTTCCGTTACAAAGGTTTTGGCAAAGGGAGGTATTGTTACAGGGTCTTTAGCCAAAGCACTTCAAGAAAGCGATGATACTGCTGGTGGATTCCTCGTTCCTGAAGAATTTAAGAACGAAGTTATCAGATTCGCCACCGAAGTATCTATTGTTCGGCCAAGAGCAAGGGTCTTTCCTATGAAAAGCAATACATTGACGCTTCCCCAATTAGACCAATCAAACTATAAGTTTGCTGGTGTTGATATTCATTGGGAAGGAGATGAAGGAGATTTGAAGGAAGAAAGCCAACCAAAATTTGGCAGAATTACTTTAGACCTCTGCAAAATGATTGGACTTGTTCCAGTTAGCGATGACTTGCTTTCAGATTCTTCCGTGAATTTAGCCAATTATCTTGTTTCTCTATTCGGAGAAGCTATTGCTTATGAAGAAGATACTCAATTCTTGATTGGTAATGGAATGAAGAAACCACAAGGCATTGTAAATTGTGGGACTACTCAAACAAGAAAAACTGCGGCTAAAATTCTTTTTGAAGATGTTATTGCGATGGACGAGAATCTTCCAGCGTGGGCAGACAGCGGTGCTGTTTGGATTACCACTAAAGCTGGAGTAGGACAACTTAGACGAATGAGGTCTACGGTTCTTGTTGCTGGCGATAATGAAGGAGCATTATTGTTCCAACCTTCAATGGTAGCTGGGATACCTTCTGTTTTAAGTGGCAAGCCTATCTTAGTAACTGATAAATTACCGGCAGTTGGAACACAAGGAGATTTGATTCTTGGAAACCTATCTGCTTACTTTATTGGCGATAAGGGAGGGTTAGCTGTTACATCTTCGATTCACGACAGATTCAGATACGATGAAACTGTCTTGCGGTTCGTCAAACGAGTTGATGGACAATGCGCTTTCTCAAGTGCCTTCGTTGTCTTGAAGTAATCTAAGTAAGAAAATATGAACTCAAAAGACTTACTCAATAACACAACTGTCGTAGCTTTTATTCCTACTGAAGATTTAGCAATAGGTGTTGAAACTGGTGCAATTACTGACCTATTAGGTATAGGCAGAAAAATACATTTTGTTATCAACGCTGGAACTCCGGGTGCCGGAGGACTTGCTAACATAATCATTCAGAATAGCAATATGGCTACAATGACAGACCCAGTAGGAGATGAAGTTCTTGACGCTACCGGAATTGACATTAGCCAAAAAGTAATGACTTTACACGCAACAGATGGAGTGGGTTATCCTCTCCACGATTTCGATATGATTTTAACATCAGGAGAAATCGTAACTGTTACAAGTAGGGTTGGCGATGTTTGTCAAATTCGAAGGGCGCAAAGAGGAACAACTGCTACTGTTCACGCTGGAGGTGCGACAGCAAGGTTAAGTGTTCCGACGCTTTCCACTATTGCTGAAATCTCTGCTCTTGGACTTACCGAAGCAGATTTAGCGCCTGACAGGAGATATGTTCGAGTGGTAGCAACTATCACAGTAGACGCATTTCCTCTTGGAGTAACTGGACACATTTACTTAGAGCGTAAAATTCCTTCAGGAATCTAAACGAAGATGGCTAATACAAGAACAAGATGTCCAAAAGTAGGGGAGGTCAAAGAGCCAGCAAAGAAAAGCAAGAAGAAAAGAAGAAAAGAAAAGTAAGGATTCCAAAAGGGTTTTATCTCGATAGAATGATGAGATTCTTTAGATAGC